AGTCCTGAATCGCCGTCTATTCCCATGAATATATAAGTCGATAATTTAATTGCTGCTTCTGCTGACATTGCCCGGTCGGCAAACATTAGCAATGCTGCGCTAAACACTATATCAGCCTGTGCCGTCATATTACGGTCTGCAAATAACAGCGAACTTGCGCTCACCGCTATATCCGCTTGCCCAGTCATGTTTCGCTCTGCGTCCATCAATATTCCTCAACTCAAATAAACTTCTACTATATTTTTAGAACCGCAATCTGCTATCAGTCAAGAGTTATCTGGCTAACGCCATCTGCCCACTGAGCAATATCACCTATCTCTATGGGTTGTGATGTGTTGAGTGCTGCATGAATAAGCAGGTTTCCGGTAGTCAGTGAATCGCAAAGCCCGAAGTGGGATATCGTTCCCCATGTTCCTCCGGTAGCTTTCGCAAATACGATTGTATCGCTGTTTGAAGATGCACCCGCCGCCGCTATTTTCCAGTCGTCATGTCCGATACGTGCATAATTCTCTCCTGGTTCTGAGATGGTTGTACCCGTATCGTTGTCTGCGATTGTTGCGGTGCATAAAGCGACAAAGATCGCAGCCGGTTGTGTATATGCATCATCTTTTAACAGATGGTCAAGAATCTTGTTTGCCAAATAGTCACTTGCGCCTGCCGCATCGACCGACACATCGAGATCACCTATCGCAACTCCCGGAGTATTGCCTGTCAGGAAGGTTTTGTTCGGTGTGACTGCGCCGTAGGCAATGACATTACCAGTTAATAGGGTAACGGTATCGAGAATAGCGAAATGAGTGATAGCGTCCCAATCGGTTATTGCATCCTCGAATGTTATTAATGCCCCGTTTGATGTTGCCCTTGAAGCTGCTGCAGCCCAATTATCACAAGATTTTCTCACGTATGAAGCATCTACATCAGTTCCGGTATCAGGCTCTGTTATCGAACCACCTGTGCCAGCATCGAGCGGATCCCCTGTGCAAAGTCCAAGAAAAAGCGCTGCCGGTCGTGTAAACGAAGCGACCTTTAGGATATGGTCAAGCATTTTGTTTTCTGCATAATTACTTAATTTTCCAGCCATGACATTAACTCCTTACTGGTGTCGTTTCTCTGAATTGTACCCAGAATTTAGCCATATACAAATTCGTTTTGGTTTTCGGTGTGAGCATATCCAAATCACTTCCCCTGACATACATCAGCGAGAAAGTCGTGCCATGGTACGGAACCACTAAAGTGCGGTTCCCGGCAAGCTGAAGCCTGTGTTCAAACAATGTTAATTGCCCCCGCATTACAGCAAACGATGTCGAGCGCACATTACAAAACATGACAATATCACGCCCCTCAAAATAAATATCATTCGCTGCATTGAAAGGGTCCTCGCCGTCTGAATCAAGCCACGATTGCGACAAGTCTCCCTTGCGATTCAGGAAGGAATAAAGCCCCGTTATCCGCTCAACCTTTATCCGCCAGGTTCCAAATATATCATAGCCGTCAATCGTATAACCGCTCAAAGGGTAATAAGGCATTCTATGCTCCTATGGCTCGCGTTAGCGGCCCCGGTGTATTGAGTATCGAAGGTAGATTCGTTGATGGTGTCCCGCCGAGTTTTGCATCAATGCTCTTTAGGTGTCTTGTGTTGACTGCCGTCTCTTGATTTGCCTTCATATTTTCGTTCGCCACTGACATGAGGTATGAAATATTGCTATTTGTCATTGAGGTTGAGTCTCTAATTTCTTTTGTTACATCCAGCAACGGCCATGCCTTTGCATAAATATCCCATACGCCATTTCGTATTCCCTGTAATTTCCCGTTACTTACACCCACAAGCCCTTTTATTTCAACCGTATTCATAAGCAGAGCATTGAACTGTCCTGCGAGTAGTCCGGCTGTCTCTTCGGTGATACCCGCTATAGCCCCCGCAAGCCCCGTCTTTGACGTTCCGGTTGTTCCCGTAATACCAACCCCCGATGTTCCCGCTATTTCATTCCAAGCGTCCCAAGCATCCTGCATCTGGTTAACAAGCCCGCCCGTCAACCATGTTCCACCCAATTTCCCGGTATGCTGTACTCCGAACCATAATGTTTTAAGGTCTTTTATTTCATCAGCGGTTAATCCGCCTTTTGATAGTTCTGCAAATTGGGTATAAAATGGTTCCAGTATTTTGCTAATCATTTGAGATTTAAAAGCGCTTAATAATGCATCGCTCATTAGTTTTTCAAATGTATCTGCAAAGTTCTTCGCAGAATCAAGACCCTGTACAAAACCTTCGGTTATTGAATCTGCTATACTCTCTGTCGTTGTCCCGGTAACCTCTTCGCTAATTGAATCTGTCAGCTCTTTTATTTGTTGTTTTATAGCCAATACTTCTGTGCTATCTAAATACCCACCCCTCGGTCTGGTTCCCATTGCTCCTGTGCGACCACGAAGCGAAGCATCTATACTTTTCTGTAATTCAAGCGCCTTATTGAGTAGTATGAGTTCATTTTCTTGCGCTGTAAGTTTCTTGGCTCCCACCGACAAGCGAATTAATTGTTCTTGCCTATCAATAAGTTTTCCATACTGTTCTGCTATTATTTCCGATGAATCTCGCTCACCAGCAAATACAGTCTGTAGACCTTTATTGATTGTGGAAAGCAAAGAATATCCACTTGAAACGGCGCCAATCCCACCCGATATTCCTCCAAATATATTTCCTGTATCCATCGCCTGTTTTAAGTCATCTACACTTGAGATCATGGCGCCAAGCGAATCTAATGCGCTCCCAAGATTATAGTCAAACTGCCCGACAAACTGCCCTAAATCCTGAAATGCTGCACCCATTTCCTTTATCTGGTTAATCTTGCGATCCATAACAACACCGGTCGCATCTTTTACAAGTCCGAGAATAGATTCAGATAGTGCTTGGTTCCCTTCCATCTTTGCAGCAGAAGCATACGCATTCAGGGTTTTGATATATTCCTGAATCTGTACGTTGTTCATTTTTCTGGTGTCTTTAATTATTTCATCGAGCATCAGCTTATTTGAGTCTACACGTTTATCATCAAGCAGCCCCTGTAATTGCTGAGTGCGTGCGCTTATGGCGTAGATTTCATCAGCATTTCCCTTGTGCATTTCCCGTATCTGACTAAGGCGCTGAATCTCCACCTGCAGGCGTTTCTCGCTCCACTGCTCAACATTCTGCATATCGTACATATTCAGGTCTTTGTCGAAATTCATCTGCTTTATTTCAGCATCCCGAAGCTTTTCAAGTCTATCTTCCTGCTGTTTGTCGCTGGCTTCAAGTATCAGTAGCCCGTATTTCTTCCGGATATCGAGTATTTTCTGCTGATATGTTTTGGTTGTCTCATAGGCTTCCTTTTCAAGTTTCTTCTGGGAGTCGAGATATTCTTGTGCCAACTGCTCTCTTTTTTCCCTTTGTTTTTTATCTGCTTCAATCTGTTTCGCATAAAAAGATTCATAAAGCTTTTTTATTTCTTCCGATTCTAAATATTTCAGTCTTTTTTTCTGTGATTCACCATCCGCAACCGTTGCTAGATCGGCATAATGTTTATGTATTTCTGCTGCTTTATCCTCATAAGATTTTGTAATCTCAATCATCTCACGCATTAAAGCCGCACGTCTCGTTACTTCAGCAGCAAAAGATTCTGGCGTTTCTGGTGTGGGCTTTTTGCCTGTCTTTAAAGTTTCCGGTAAATATATTTTGCGTACTTCATGCTCAAGTCTCGCTGATTCGGCAGCTATTTCTATCCATGATTTTGGTTCTTTGTCTATTACATTAAAATATTCAAGTGCCTTTTTTGTTAAATCCTCAAAATAAAAATATGTATCATCATACCAGTCATTGCCAGCATTGCGCATTTTAATTTCCGCATCAGATATTTTTCTGAGCGTAGATAAAAAACTGTCGGCTTCATCTGCTGTTTCGCCAGCTATTTTGATTAAAGTATCGCCAAAGGATTTTAAATCTGCCAAAACGTTATTGACCATTATTTTTATTTTATTTGTTGAACTCTTCTCCATTTTTGCGAATGCTTCATTTACGGCATCGGCGGAGTCTTCTATTTCTCTTAGTGTCCGCGAAAGTCTATCCCCTGAGTCTGTAGCAACAGAAAGCAAACCCGTTAAACCTCTAATATTTGGGAATAATTGAGCAAGTAATTCTGTATCTCCTTTTGTCAGTACCATGACTTCTTTTAAAAAGTTTACAAAGCCCATAGACCGGGCAGCCGCAATATTAAACTCAAATCCTGTTTTTCCTGCTACTAATAACAAATCGGAAATAAGCTGTTGTGCCTCTTCAGCTGGCTTCATAACAGCAGTAAGTATTCCGCGAATACCTGTCATCGCAATAGGGGTTCTAAGCGTCTTTACCGATTCAGCTACTACAGCAGAAAGCTCATTGAATGATAAGCCAGCCTGTGCAGCAAGACCCGTTACGGTGGTTATCTCTGGGCCGAGTTCCCTCATTGTCGTTTTGCCGAGACGCACAATGGTAAACAACTTATCAGAAATAGCCGCAGCATCACCAGCAGCCTCACCATACGCATTCATAACAGAGGTTACGGCATCAGCAGCCGTAAATGTATCTGTAACAGCCGCCGTTGCGAGTTTCGTGGAATTGGTTAATATATCGAGTGCTATTGCAGAATCATATCCAGCGGATACAATTTGGTATAGGGCTTTCGTGAGTACAACTGCTTTTTCTGGAAATATTCTCGACATCTCTATAATTCTTAACGACATTCCCTCATAATCATTCGTTACCATTTTTGATATAGTAGAAACCTCAAGCATGGCATCTTCAAAATCGCTGGAGAATTTATAAACAGTACGGGTCATTTTTTGGAAAACAACAGCAGCACCTATGGCAAGCGCACCAAATACATCCATCTTTGTAATAGATGATGCCAGCCCGCCAAGAATACCCTTTGCTTTCATCGACCCCTGTTGCAGCCCGGTATTGTCAATCCCTGTTTTCCAAAATAGCGAGTTTGACCCTCTTACATTTAGAGCCACTATGCGCTCCTTTTCCTTTTGATACCGTTACCCTTTAGTTGGTTGGTGCAAGCACCCTCGTTGAATATATCCCACCGGAGAGGAAGGCGATTCTCGTTCATACGAATGCCCTCGTTTACCAACTTCCCGGCTCTGTCATAATTGCCATCGGCAAACTCAATTATTGAAAGCAGGTTGAGTATCTCAGGCATTATGACCGCTGTATTCGTTGAGCATAACATCTCATACGGATTGCCCTCTTGCTTGAAGAGCAGATACGCTTCCTCGAATAGCTCTCTTGCCCGTTCAGTCCGGTTCAATTCGAGATAGAACTGTCCCAAAATGAGATATTGGGATATGAGCTTATTTGAGTATTTGAGCGATTCTTTCATTGTCCGTTCTGCTCCATTAACGTCTTTCAGGAGGCAGTACGAGCTTAAGACATTAGTAAACACCTCCAAATAAGCGAACCAACCTTCATGATATTCAACCTTTCGCATTAATTCAATCCAGTGCTCGCCCTTTTCGACAACACTCTTGTGATCCCCACAGGCATAAAACGTCTTTATGATGTGCGTGAGAATGTGTAGATCATCTGGATTCTTGTCATATTCAGCCTGCAGCATCGGCAAAGAGCGTTCTTTCTTTTGCAGAAACAGGTCGGCTTTCTCAAATTGGTATCCATAGTGATTGAATATCACCTTGTCAAGAAACAGGTACGGCGCATCCACTCTTGGCTTGTTGTGAATAGCGAACTGATATACCGGCTCGCCTGTGTTCAAAAATATCCGTGCCTGAATGACCTCTGCAAACTGGTTCGCCTGCATTGTGTAAAAGTTGTGTAGCTTTATAAACAGCGTCTTATTCACATCATATTTCGGATTGAGTATCGCATCCTCAAGAATGTATAGGCTCTTTTGAGTCAGTTCTTCATCAGCATCGACTATCATTATTCGTTTACCGACCGCCTTTGCTATTCCGTAGTTTCGTGCATCCGAGAAGTTCCACGGCGTGAATTTCCTCCGATAGACTTTATCGGTATACTCATGGGCAACCTCTACCGTCCTGTCGGTGCTTCCGGTGTCTACTATGATAAGTTCAGCCCAAGCCTGGTGGAAAATAGGCAGGAATGAATCAAGACAGCGTTTTAGATTGGCTTCTTCATCTTTGACAATCATGCAGACGCTTATTTTAATCTTTTCATCTATCATCCGAGCAATCCCCCAAGTTCTGATATGTCGTTAATTTCTTCCCCATCATGTTCCGGTTCGCTTTCATGTTGTGGTATTGACATCATTAACATTGTTAAGTTCTTCCATGAGTATTTCCAGAGAATATCATCCATCGGGAACCGAAAATATTTGATTATCCCGCCTATGATTTCCCAATAGTTTATTAAGCCACTTTCGTTTCTTTTGCCACCTCGACGAGATTCAGTCTTTTCACCGAGGCGGAAGATGCCAAAAAATCGGTAACATCCATCTGGACTATAACAAGCTGAAGGATTTTCAGCAGTTCATTAGATGTTAAGTTGTTGTCAAGAAAGCGGCACAACAGCCACTTCTTTAATCTGCTCCAGGGCGTTACTATTTTACGATTCAGGATACCAAGAGCAACCACTTCTATCATTTTATCTTTGTTTTCGATTATATTTTGCACTCCCACAGCGAAAAGGTCTTGATTGTCAAGCGCCTCTATATTCTTCATTGTGAGTATTATTTTCGAGATATTATAGAGCGTTCCGAGGTTGACCGGATATATCATAAACTTTCGGGGTTTATTCCATAATGTCTTGCGGTTTGGTGTAACCTCGAAATCAACTCCATCCTGAAGTATTGTTCTGATAACTTCAGGTGCAAGTTTTTCTGGTGTTTTCTCTTTTACGTCGTCTTTTACTTTTTTCATTGTATTCCCGTTTCATTTTTTGTGGGGGTTCCTGCTCAAGCGAATGATGAAAGGGGGGAAGAACACCCGCCTAAGTCAGAAACCCCGGGAATTAAACCTGCGTTATTTTGCAAGGTGTGATTTGTACGCCTGAATTTGGCTGCATTACTGCCAGCGCAAACGTAAGCGATCCTGTATCCGTTCTTGCGAATTTAAGATCTCCACCGACAGCCATTGCCGCCCGTGGTATCTCAAACTTGAGCTTTTTGCCGTTAATGGTTTTTGAAGTAACTTCAATAGCCCGCTCACGGATTGGATAGGCGGTCGTAGGGGCGTTCCAAATGGTTGTAGTGCCACTTGTGCCTCCCAGACCAAATGCAAGCGTTGTACGCCCCATATCCCGTAATGCGAACTCTACCGATAATTTCATACCTGTATTGTTCAGGATAACATCGGGCGTGTCTTCTTCTTCGATCATAATGTCGCTCTGAGTAGGCGCTGTTATGACAAGATGTGCGCTATCGGGTACAACATTACCGATGGTAACGAGGGAAGCAGTCCCAGGCATCCAGCCGGTTGCACCGACAACATCGCTAACACGTATCAACTCAAGCCCCACCAGGCGGACATTAGTTTTTTTACCTAAAGCTGACGCCATATTCCCACCTCCTATTCCTGTAAGATTTTCAACGGCGTTATTGCGGTTGAAGAATTAGGTTGCATTATGTTGAATGTAAAGTTCAATGCACCCGTATCCGTTCTTGCGAATTTAAGATCTCCACCGACAGCCATTGATGCTCTCGGAACCTGGATGTGTAGTTTTTTGCCATTAATGGTTTTTGAATACATCTCAAGCGCTGTTTCCCTTACAGGATAAGCAGTCACCGGAAGATTAAACACTGCCGCCGTCGCTGCGCTTGTGCCGCTGAATGCGAAAAACAGCGTCGATTTGCCCATGTCGCGGACAGCAAATTCTACTGAGTATTTCACACCGGCGCTATTAAGCACCAAATCCGGCGTGTCCTCTTCCTCAATCATTAGTTCTGTCTGTGTTGGGGCGGTTATAATCAAGTGTGCGCTGTCTGGAACCACGTTTCCGATAGTAACTATCGAAGCCGCAGTTGGCATCCATCCTGTTAATGTTGATATGTGATTACACACTTTTATTAAATCAAGCCCCACAAGCCTTATATTAGATTTCTTTCCCAATGCTGAAGCCATATCGTTTTCACCTCATTTCATGTTATAAATACTGTATCGTGCAATTAACTCGTATTGATGCATAGCTCATTCCAGCTTGATCCATGTCCTCCATAACACCCTGACTATTGATTGTGAGGTCGAGGTATGCTGTTGTGGAGCTATATGCCTCAAGTACAGAAATAACAGCCGATGCCATGGTGTTAAGGTTCGCATCATCGGGTCTACCGGGTGCGATGTCTGTAGCAAAGCAATTCACAACGACAACACCCTGCTGGAGGTCAATGTCTGCACTGCTCTCAATGGGAAGCGCCCCTACTGTGATATCTCTCAGTATCGAATTGACCGGCTTGCTATTTCGGTACACTGCGCCTGTAAGGGTAGTTGTAACCGTTGAAACATTTATAACCGGGTATAAGTTATCTAAGAGATCGAATGTTGTTTTCATATCAGCACCCCAGCAAGCTCTCTCTTCATATATTTCATCAGCCGTTCACCCTTGAACGATGCTCCGGTTATTACATCGTAGCTTTTTGATTCTACAGCCGCCGCATATTCCATGCCTGCGACAAGAACCAAAACCATACCCTTATTGTATTCTTTCGCAAGTTGCTCAATGAGATCAGCACTCTCATTTGGCATTTCCATTGAGTTTTTAACTACTCCGTCAAAAATAACAGCGTATCCGATTGAGGCCGTTAGATTGCCAGACTGGTCGGTGTATGTATGATTCTTTCTTGCGTAATTAACACACTTAACGCCAACGTATGATAAAACAAGGAGTGATTTCTCGATTTTATCTTTCGTAAACCGATCCACCTTACGGTTAATATCAGCCATTGTAAATTCAGGTGTTAATCCTGGCATTTGATCTCCACGTGCTTCTGATAGGTAAAAAGTTGTACAATGATATGCTCAATAGATGAAAAAGATAGTTTTGCTGTTTCCGGAATTGCCGTGTCTCCTGTGAAACGCTTGGAGAAAACATTCCAGTTATAGTTCAACACAGCACCGCCAGCACCGGTTATAAAACTGCCGCTTGTTGGCTGAATATCACAGATTATCGGTAATGAGTTAAGAGTGCCGGGAGTCCAAACGCCGTATGTGTTCGTGGTCCCAGCACTCAGCCATGTTATCGTTGCAGTATCTGGATATTTGCTTACCATAGCTTGTTATACCTCGAATCTATGGGTACGCTGATATTCGCAGTGAGAGCGCTCCACTTTCGCAGTAATTCCCTCCGTAGTGACATAAGCGCGCCTTTTGAATAATCCACATACTTCGAACCTTCTTTAAATGTAGGATGCGAGCATAGAATGAGATAGATGTCTGCCGCCGCAAGCTCAACGGACTTCTGATTTGCAATTACATACGTTGCACCTGTGGACGTAACCCCACGATCCAAGAGAGCCTTAGCGAGTAGATCATCGTTTTCATATTCAAGCATAGATTGTAATGCTGCAAGAATAGTCATTCTTTATCCACCATAAGTTGAGTGACTTTCCGTATCAAGAATATAGCAATCCCCAATTGTAGGCCATGACGGGAAAGCATTGGTTTCGCCAAGCGTTATTTCGGAAATCGGGTCACCCGTTGAAAACTTGCTCACGAGGATATGGCCCTTTTTAACTATAGTTGCCTGTTTTGGCGCGTTGGTTTCCATCGCAATCGGGCCGACAAGCATATTCCCAAGCGGAAGTTCAGGAGCAAACAATACATACCTGTCTTCGCTTGAGGAATTAAGCCACGGGTCGTATGATGTTTGACCGTGTGCCACTGTCTCGATTGTAATGGAGGTGTCAATCACTACGATCTGCGGCAATCCATGGGAGGCGAGCATAACATTCGCCTGTTCAAGCGTAGGAATGGGGCGGAAAATAGCACCGGCGACATATCCATATCCACAATAATTCTGAACCTGAGTGGATGTCTGGAAAGCAACGAACTTTGACAGATTCATCACGATATATTTGATTTTAGAGCCGATTGTTTTCGCCTCTGCGACAATAGTCTCAATATCAGTGATCGGTATGTTTGTAGAATAAGCGCCGGTCGTCCAGTAATAATTTGCAGCGCCCTCTACTTCCTTATTCGCCGTAGGAAGCTGAAAGTCAATTGCATCCTCAGTAACAAGTCCGGCAGAATTGGTTGTTGACAGGGTAATAGTTCCGCCTGCCATCGCCTGAATAGCGAGCCATTCCAGCCGTGCATTCACACCGTCAACACAAGCGTCAACATCACCAAATACAAGGTCGAGAAGTGGCTGTATTCCAGTATTAGCCATTGCCTTCATGACGTTGTAGTCATTGATGTCGGTTTCTTTCATTATTTTCTTCATACGAATAGGCGGAATATCGCCAGTGAGATTAGAGATTATCTTGCGGGTCTTTTCCGGTGCGCTTGAATTGTAGGATACTACATCAGCAGCAACCCGATTGCCCTTTGATCCCACCAAAGTCTCATACTTAAGCGTATTGACATATTTGATGGGGAAAAAGTCAGGATAGTACAGTCTTTCATATACACGATTTGTAAGATAGACACCAAGATTCGCTTTAGTGGCTTCCTTTAAAATTGAATGTTCCATCTAATGCCACCTCCTTATGCAAAACGGATTCTTGCGGTTAATGGTGTTTTTACGCCCTCGGTCGTGCAAGCAACCGGCAGAATGGATTCGTCAACTGAACCACGAATAACACCACCGGCGGTAATGTTCTGAAGCGTTGTGCCTGATTCGAGACGTATCCGAACAGAATCACGCAACAGACATGCTGCGGAGAATTTGACAGCTGCCAGGGTAGTCACGTCATTCTCGGCTTCTACTATTAGAGAATTAGTGGCAACTGAAGCATAATTGAACCCGCCACCTCCGGCAGTCATAACAATTGTGTCTTTGCCGATACCGTTGGTTTTTGTGCCAACAGTTATTGATGCTATTGTGGCGGCTGAAGCCCCACCATCGCGCATAAGCCACTCACCGACCTTGAAATTATGACCGGGAGAGTTAGGGACAGATGAACTCAACAGATAGATGGTAACACACGCAGCCGTATCAATGGCGTGCGCCAATTTACCGGTTTTAACCACGTTATATAGCCCTACCGAAGAAGCGCTTGCGGCAAGCGGCGTTCCGGGAAATAGAAATTTTGTGGTACTTGGAACCCTTGTGGTGCTGATTGTAACACCGCCCACAATATCTTCCAAGATGCTGAGAAATACAGGATTATACTGTACCTCAGTTTCTTTCCTCACTTGTAAACTCATTTTTTGTACTCCTTTTAAGTTGCGACTGTCGATTTGACAGCCGGTTCAGGCGATGATAGTTTGCCTGGGAAGTCGGGATTCTTTACAGCCCCACCCTTGCCGAGACTTTTCGCATAATCAGCAATCTGAGTCGCTTCGAGTGTTGCCCCTGCTTGTCCCTTTTTCACCGGTGCTAAATCCCCTGCGGCAAGTTTCGCATCAATGCCTGTTTGGTGGAAGGCATCCAGCTTTCCCTTAAGTGTTGCTACTGCCTCGGCGATTTTCTCCGAGTTTTCCGGTCTAACATCAGAAGCAAAGTCTTCTGGCAGCCCTGCTTTTTTCAGTTCTGCACGGATTTTTGAATCCAAGTCCCTCGTTGAAAGATTAAGAGTAAGACCATCAAACTTTTCCATGAGAGCCTTATTTGCATCTTCGAGAGCTTGGATACGTTTCTCTTCTGGTGTCAGACTGTCCTTTATTTTTGCCTCGTCCTTTTTCTTTAATGCGTCTTTTGCATCTTGTTTGAGTTTCTCGTCATGCGTCTTAATTGCATCCGTTACCCGGCGATCCGTCTCGCTCTGCAGAGCTTTTTTGAAGGCATCGTCAAGGCCTGCGGTTTTAAGCGCATCGGCAAGTTCCTCAGATGAATAACTCTTTGCTCTGTTCGTGTCCGCTTTGAGTTGCGTAATAGCCCCTGCGATTTCGTCCACGGTTTTCACTGTGATCTTTGTCCACAAGTCCTCACTCAACCCTGCTGATTTCAGTGCAGTTTTGATTTCGGATTCAAACATTTTTATAATCTCCTTTTGGTTGGTGTGTTGGGATTTGCTAATTGCCTCCGTACAAAATAGCGTTATGTCTTATTAATGCTGTGGTTGCTCCAGACTCAGAAATCCATTTAAACCGTATAGAATCAGCAAGCACCGTGGCATCCCATTCGAGCGCATAATTGCCGTTCGCTTTATATACAAGCGAATCCGCCCAAACACTTGTCCACTGCCCTTCCCCTGCCTTGATCTGAAGGGCAACACCAACGCTTGTTACGATGTCGATCACCTGAAAAAACCAAGCCACCCTTGAATATCTTCCCCCGATTGCCTGTGCTGTTGAATTTGCGGGCGCCTGCATGGTGGTCGTGTCGGTATATGCGATCCTGACGGCCTGTGAATGCCCTATCTGTGCACCAAACAAGAGCAATACCGCAAATACAATTACGATTCTTTTCATTTTTCCACCTCCCAAAACAGAAATAAAAAAAAGGGCTGAGAAATTAATCTCAGCCCCGGCGTGTTTCCGTGATACTGTATTATAGGTTTTGGGGTTTTTGAAAAGAGAACCCCCTATAAACTCTTATTTGTCTGCGCTCTTTTTTATCTCATTTTATCGTCTCAACTCTTTCGATGTGGTTTACCTTGCCATCCTCAAAATATATGGTTATTCGCCCGTAATAATTGGCTCCATTGCCGGATACTACGGGCTGTTTTGATACATTAGCCTTAATATTGCTTATAAATTGTGAGATGTCAAGCACATTTCTTTCCATATAACCTTCTATATAATTAATAGCAATTGTTTTGTCAAGAAGTTTATTTTTTATTTGTGAGCCACTTGGTAACGTATTTATGGATTATTATTTTCTCTTCATCCAATACCTCTTGATAAAATATGGTATCAATGAACTTTATTGCCCGATCATACGTTACTTCTCCACCAACTTTCCACCATGTTCTCCATACTCCCTCGCCGCATTCTTTTCTTCCTGATATGCACACCTGCCCTTGATTCAATGCCAACATTACCTGATCACGAAATGCCATTTGATGCCCCTCTTATTTTGTACCTGCCATAAATTCCCTGTGAGTTCGTTCGATCTCACTTGTGCGATTGAAGATGAACGTGTTATACTGGCAGGCTATGTTTATGCCGTAGATATTGATGTCAACCGGAGAAAAACCTATGGAAGCGAACAGCAAGAGAATTTCTTCAATGGAATATGCCTCGTCAACTATCTGTAAGCGCTCTTTTAGATGCACCTGCGCTTGTTTCTGATAGCGCCCGTCCGGGATGTTAAGGACAATGAATGTACGATCTCCAGAACAGCGATCAATTGCCAGCATAGCGTTATTTATTTCTTCTCTCTGGATATGTTCAAATACATCTACCAAAACAACGCCATCGAATATATATGGTAGGCCGCGATTGTCACGATATTTAACTTCTGTAATATCGCCAACTCGATATTTAACGTTCTTGTGTGCTGATTCCTTTTTCGCAAACTCAATTAGCTTCGGTGATATATCAACAGCCGTAACCTTCGCTCCCAATTGCCCCATGAACTGCGATGTGATTCCGGTGCCACAACCCAAGTCAAGTATGCTCATGCCTGCCTTAACTATCTGTGCAAGCTTGACCTTAATGCGGATGTGCCTGTCATTTGCTCTTGTGTGGTCACGGGAAAAATACGGGAGGCAAGCGTCATAAAAGGCGGCGATTTCAGATTGTCTATCAGTCATTATTACCCATCCTGTCGAATAGTTTTTCCCTGGCATCTTGTCTATTTGCGATATCACGCCAGAATTTACGCCGCTCACTTCTCTTGTACCCTGCCTTTGCCATCATACCATCGAGAGACTTCAGGACATACACGCCCCGACTCACCTTGCGCTTGAAATACCACTTGAGAATAGCATCCCGTATTTTGAGTTTCAGGAGTTTTTCTTTGAACCATATCCACAGGATAAAACGGGGGATTTTCATTTTTTCCCCTTCGTTCCTGCCTTATCCACAAGCGCTTTCAGTTGTTTTATCTGGTTTTCTATCGTCCAGCCGCGGTCGATAACGTAGTTGATATATTCAGATTTATGTGTCTTTTTGGGGTCAGAAATCAGATTAACAGCCTCGTTTACGGTATTATAAATCAAGTCTGGTGGATATAGTCCCTTCGCTCCGTTAAAGTTGTGTATGACCGGCTGAAGCCCTCTCGCCATGCCCTCGATAACATTCACTGGATGCCCCTCATGGATGCTCGTTGACAGGATAATGCCCTTGCCTTCCCAGAAAGCGTTCATGTCCGTAACATGCCCGTAATAGATGATGTTGTCCTCGATCCCCATTTCTCTTGCCATGTGTTTCATATAGATTTCAAGGTGTTCCTCCTGAAACGCTCCTGCGACATGAAGGCGATATGCTGGGTTTATCTTGACCAGTTCCGCCATGATCTGAAGAGATGCCGGGTTGCCCTTGCGGTTGTTCAGCGAACATACATAAGCTATTTCGTGAGGGTTGAGGACCGTATTCTGCCCAATTTTGTCAAGATTTACTCCGTTCGGGACTATCTTTGTTAAAACTTTATTTTCGATGTCCGGTATTTTTGATTTCACTATTTTCCTGATGTGCGGCGCAACAAACACCAGATAATCGACAAAAGACCAGTCAATACGCCCTGGCATCGGCGTTAATGATTCATAACTGTGCAGGCGGACAACACACCCCTTCTTTTTGAGGTCGTATATCTGGGTCGCCAAGATAGCAACCTCGTTAGCCCACTCGATAAAGACTTTATCAGCCCACTTGATTGCTGCAATGATCTCTTGTTGAGTTGAAATGTAGTATCGGCGCACCTGATACTCCGGGAACTTCTCAAACTCTCTTATGATCGGCTCAATGAATGTTTCAAGCCCCTTCTGACACAGAAACGCTAATTTCTTCTTCTTCACTGGATCCCCCTTAGTTCTTGTATCTCTTCACACAACCGAATAGCCGGGAGTGCGTCCGCGATTCCAAACCCACCGCCTGCAATCATATCACGATAGACTGCCTCGTGAAGATTCTCGAAACCATTCAGCAGGTCGATGTTTTTCCCGTTCACTTTGAATATTTTCTCTGGTTTCCCCTGTTCTATTGAGAGTGTGTATGTTACAGGTGTATCATTGTAGAATAACTGACCGCTTATTGATTGCCCGTCGTGATAATCTACAATGTTCGTTACGGGTTCCCCGAGCAGCATCAGAATGAGGTCGAAAAAGTGTATCCCGATATTCATTGCCAACCCACCACTTAGTTCATCGTTGCCCTTCCATGACTTTCCGTACCAGTTCCCCCGTAGCGTGCAGTATGAAACATTTATGCTGGTTATTTTCTCCTTATTGACAAGAAGGTTGACTATATCCGGGTGATACCTGAGTTGCATCACTGTTCGTACCTTGCGCCCTGTGCTGGTAGATAGTGCTAAGAGTATATTAGCCTCTGATACGGACATTACAATCGGCTTTTCTATCAATACATCATACCCATACGATAATGCATTGTATGCGAGTCTGTAATGTGTATTGTTCGGTGTGCAGATCACCACATAATCAGCGTAAATCTTCTCAAATACCTGTGTAAACTTTTTAAAATACTCCGCATCAGGAAAATACTTGTCGATCACCCCCACAGAATCATTCGGATCAACGATAGCTACTATTTCCCCACCTGTTGCTTGAATTGCCCTCATGTGCCGCTCTGCGATGTACCCTGCGGATCCTACAAGGATAACACGGTATGAATTACTCATTGCTCTCCCCTTCTGGTGGAGCATTAGCAGCAGCTTCTTGGTTGAGTGGTGAGGGGTTTTCCCCTCTCGTGTCTATGAATAATAGACCGAGAGGGAAATTCCTAACAGGTCGCAGAACCCCTTCTTCGTCAAACCAAGTTTGTTTCTGATCTCTTCAATTTCTGCGTGTGTCATGGGTTTCCTTTCTTATTGGTCAAGCTCATCTTCGAGTTCTTCGATGCGGTCTTTTAGCATCTGATTCCCTCTTTTCCATGAGTTAATAAATGGGAAAAGTTCCTTTGCTTGTATCTTCCTCTCCCGAATAATCTCCTTCGCTTCTCCGGGGCTTGACCAGTTCCGCCATGATCTGAAGAGCCGTTGGATTTCCCTTACGGTATTTGTTATTCACTGGCTTCCCCTTTTCTGCACATATTTATCCAAGCCAAATCATTTTCCCACACTAAGCCCTACTCAAGCATCTCTTCATTCGACAAATGTTTGTGTTGCTGAAACCATTCTCTGTCATACGGCTCTACTTTAAGGCAATTTAAGGCGTGTTTAGGCATACTTGCACCCTTCCGGTACGGTATAGTGTTGTGCTGTCTCTTTTGTGAAATTACGGCACATATCCGGTCTTGTCAAGTAAATAATGCACCTGCCGCGAGAATTTAACATGAGGCATCGGCTGTCAACGAAAATTGACCCGTCTTTGGGGTATATTGGTATGCGAGGGGCAACAATGAAGTTCTTCCCGTCCTTGCTTATGGTTACACCGTCATGGAGTTCAAAATACCGCCTGGGGTCTCTGTCGAGCGCGCTCTCGTACAGGGAAATCGGAACGCCGGTCGTATAAACACGGGCGGCATATTTTTTTGGTATACTGAGGCCAGTGCAGCACCGGCCGCCGCATTCGGCACACGATTCAAATTTCATTTATTCCCCCCATCGGTTCCCCACATCATTTTCCGGTACTCGTTGGTTTGCCAGTATTGACTAAACACTTGCCATACTTGTGTTGCAGTTAATTTATTGTGATCCTGTTTCCCGAATTGCATAGCCCATTTCATCATGCTTGGCTCAAAATTAGTATCCCAAAATGTTCCGCCAAAACGTTTAGTGGTTAATGTAGCTATATGAACCAGTATTTTGTCCACCTCACAATCCGAGAAATTGTCCATATCCCCGGAAACATATACAACCCCGTATTCCCATAATCGTGCGAATAAGCTCTTTGTATATTCTTCCTGCTCATCTACTGTTCCAAATTCCATTATTCCCCCTTTATTGGTTTAAAGCGAAAGCGTGGCAACAGCGAGCTTTTTCATGTGATTTCCTCATGGTTCGGAGTTGGGTAAGATCGGGGAAGATGTGCGAATGTATTGTTAAATTCTCCATCCGTCATTTCCCGTATCTCTTCCATTCTTTGATGGGTATATTCTTCCTCTTTGTCTGGATCGCCAAAGTAGGTGACTGCCTCTGCTGTTGGGAGTGTTCCTGTTTTCATGCTTTCTCCCTGTATTTCGGGTACAAGACCTTTTCGAGAGTCCTGATAACCGAATGACTTGCGGTTTCAATCTCGTCTTCTGTGGTGTACCTGTAGTTGGCGAGAGCTATCATTTCAGCCATTAGCAACTCAGTAGCCTCGTGGAATGCAGTATGTAATATATTGTTGATACCGTAGTCTTTCTGGCTCCACTCCGTTGACAAGGTTATGGTTGCTGCTCTACCAGTCAGATTTGTTACACACGATCCAAACGAACATTCTTCCTTCTCATGCCGGAAAGTAACTTCCCATTGCTTCAGCCCGTATATTTCAATCCACCTGCCGCACTCCGAAACGAATAGAGCGAAATCATCCTGATTCGTTATGATCTTTTTCTGTTCTGCCATTATGTGATTTCCTCATAGATAGGGATGTCAAAATGCCCTTGTGTCCAGTGGTAGTAAACTTGGTTATGGAAAGAATGCTTCCCGGTATGGTATATTTCATTTACAAGCTCGAAAAACTTTTCACCGCAAGGACATAAATCGCCAACCTTTAATTCTAACCGTTCAATCACCGCTTCGGCGCTCGGGTCTCTCCATTGCCCGATATACTTTGCGTGTCCGGGAACTATTTCGGATTCTGGAACTGAAGTGATGGATGTTGTCGTTGAGTGGGGTGCGCCGGGATGGAACTCTTTTATGCTTCTTTTTAGGTACGCCATTAGGTTTTCCCTTTCGGTTAATAGCCAAGTTTTGCCAAGAACTCGGTGCGTTTAATTTCTATCGGCATCCCAGTACAGCCAGCATCATACATTACTAAGAAGGTAATAATGTCCGTCTCGGGGTCGAATTGGACTTTAACCCCTATATCTCAATCATCCCATAATTCAAACTCTATCATGATGGGGTTTTCCCTTTCTTGGCATTTTCCTTGTTTACCATAACACACATCGCAATACCAATGAAATATCCAGCTATGAGACCGAGTAACAAGCCACAGAAGAATACAGCCATTAGAGGTTCCTCCTTTATTTCACCATTGCAATTTGTTTTTTTACACCTTTGACACGCACAGCCTCTTTAAGCGCCAGGTCTTCGGTGAAGTTGTCCTTCATCCAATATGGCGTGTTCTTGTATCCCTGTATGCGCTCGCCATTCTTCTTTAGGTATCTTGTCGCTCTGGATGGTATTCTGGTGGTGAATCTGCCCTGGTTAATCTCTCCGGTCTTAATGTAGTCCACAAACTCTTTCGGCGGCATTGTGTCGTGTGTTACGAAACAGATGCAGTTGGGATGCCAGCCCGTAAAATGAAAGCCCTTTGGGTAGTCTCCCGCCATTTCATCACAAATATCCGGGAATGGATGCGCTGGCGACAACTCAACCGTTACCCCGGTTACGAATGGCAGCTTACTATTTTGCAGATAGTCGGCTGTTCGGAATGCCATGTTCGCTTCGGTTGCTGCCAACCGGATAGCCCGATAATCAATGTTCTGCCCCTTTATCAGCTTCCCTTTGTATCGTATCGGGGAGCCTTTAACGTACCTGCTCAACTCCTTCGCCGTTTTCACCGCTGATTTGCCCTGAAGCACACCGCTCGAAATCAGCCCGTTCATCTCGGTTTTTACACCGTCTGTGATATTCCATACGCGCCCCGAGAGATTCAAGCCCTTATCTGAGCGATCCATGAAAGCATTAAGCGCTGATATGTTTGGTGACCGGAAGCTCTGATTCAGTCTGTCGGATATTTTGACGCTCGCAAGGTAGCCATCCAGCCCCTTGTTATTCATCTTATTGGCAAGCATCCACTGGTTGCGGATACCTGCCTTGCTGTCGCTTAGTAGCTGGTCGTGGAGGTCTTTCAGCCTGCCGTCCATGATGGAAGCAAAGCGTTTGCCTTTGACAGTTTGGAACCTGTGGGCAATATCCTTCATGGCACTATCAATCGTTAGGCTGATATTGCGGTTGCGGAGGGCAATGTCCCGGATGTGCTGTCGTTCAAATGCGTTCATTTATCACTCAAACGTTATAGATTCTATGGGTATCGGGCGCTCCGGCTCTGCATCAACAAACAACACCTTAAATACATCATCACTGTAAAGGTGAATGCCGTCAAACATCTCAACGATCCACATTCCAGGTTCAACACAGGATGACCAATCATCATAATCGTAAACGGTTTCAATGTAATACCGTTCATCTATTGAGGTGTATTTGGTCAGCTCATCTGGACGATATCTTACCGCCGGGTGATCACCGTCTTTAAACCACTGAGTAGCTTTGAATGTGTTGTTCTTGAGTTTTACTTGCATGATTCCCCCTTTTATGCCTCGTAAGATTCACCAAGACTCTTCAGCGCCGTCTTCTCGCCGCCCAATAGCTCGATATCCTTCTCTGCATCCACCACCAGCGGATTGTTACGTACCGCAGATTCAGCACTCATTACCGGCTCTCCACCTCTCGCAACTGACAGCGCCCCAATGATACCCTCAATGTCAGTCGGCAGAATATCATTAAACACAACGTCAATATCAGCTTCCTCAAGTTGCTTTTGCATTCCTACATCAGTAGTGCCGATGAGCGTTTTCATGATGCTTATTCTGCGCTCCATCGCCGGGCCAAACACCTCCTGCTTGTCCAGTGTCTTAAATAAAGCATCCGAAAACATCAAACGCAAGGCAATTCCGCTTATCGCAGCCATTCCCTTCACATTTTGGAAAGACAGGTCGGGCGTTTGTGTCATTCCATAGATAATGTCCTTCAGCATATCATATTCCTGCTTGATTGCTTCAGGGGCATTAGCCCACGCCTTAAACTCAATACCTCCAGGGTAGTACACTTTCCCGTTTTCATCTGTTTCTGGTTCAACCTGAAACACCTTGCCTGTATCTTCCTTTTTAGGCAGGTTAGTGACAATGCCCTTTAATTCAAGTGCCGGAGCGGCGAAATAGTCATTGGTATCGGCGAAATTGCTCAATAAGTATTCGAGCCTATTAATTTGTGTTTTGACTGATTCCCACTCCGGCTCCTCTTGTTCATAGTAAACTATGGGGATTTTACCCGCTATGTTTGATACCTCTTCGACAACCCACTCCCCGGAGCCTTTGGTTGCCCGGTAGATAGTGTCGGCAGTATAGACGGTTGTGTTTGCCTGTATTTTCCCTTTCTCATCCTTTGTCTCGTACATGACAGTGAAAGCATCCATATCACCATAGTCGTCATAGTGCGGATATATTTTATAACCTGTACTGTCGCTCAGCATAGCCACACGAATGCGAGCAGGGGCGTTATCTTTCGGAGGCGGTATATACCATAGCTCTGCCGCTTTGCATTCAATAAACAGCGCCCTGGATATGCTCTTGTTGAAGTAGTCGAGTTTGTTTTGCTTCCATACCGAATTAATTAATTCAAGCGCAGCGTCTCCCCCTTCGCTGTTGAGTATAAGCTTTACTGGTTTTCCGAACAAGAACGTGACAGCACTGTTGACAATACGCTTTTGAAACGGCACAGTCTCCTGGGCGTGCTTTACAATTCGTGAGTTCTCTGGTGTATCCCCAACAACCTTCGCTCTCCGTGCGGGGTCATCGAGAATGGCGTGCTCCCCCTCAAAAGCCTTTCTGTTATCGGGGATTTTATCGTCTTTGTCTTTCAGATCAATGGTCAATACCTTCAGCGCATCTTTAAACGACGTTGCCATTAGTTCTTTAATATCCATGAGATTGCCTCTACTTTCTTACACTGGCAACCCTAATGAGCGCCGGTCAAATGTGCCTTCTGGTTTCTTAGCCGCAAATGATATACCACTTAAGGCATATCTGAGAGCATCAATAAAGTGATTATTCTTATCCGTTGGTGTGTTCATGGCCTGCCCGTCTTTGTTGCGTTCCCACTGATAAAGTTGAAATTCGTTTATAGCGTCCTGGAGTGTACGCTCAATAATAACCTCGTGCTGCTGTATGAACTGTATTCCATGATTGACGCTACCCTTACCACCTCGTGCTGCTATTGCACCGGTTAAACCTAACCCCCTGAGTTCTTGTATCGACTTCGGTTCTGAGGGATCACAGCGCAGGACATCTTTTCCAACAATAGGAAGAACCAAGCGCCCTATTGCATCATTCGTTAGCCCGTATTCATACAGCGCATGAGTAATATATAACTTCTTTCCTTTTATTGCGCAACGGCAAAGTGCTGTCGGGTCGTTCGTATATCCAAAATCAAGCCCGTTATTATATGCTGCGAATACGTTTTTAATCTTTGACAGGTCTTCGGTATGCCAGTTCGTAAAGACAAGATCGCCGAGTACGCCCCATTGTCCCAGGGTGTAGACGTTATAATAGTATTCGTTCTTCTCTGATTCAAGGAAGTGTGAATCTTCAGGAGCGAGGAAGCGGTTATCTTTGTAGGTTGTTTTGAGTATCGAGAGTTCTGGATCACGGTATTCTGTGTCGGTGTCCCTAAAGTGAGTGAAGAACTCTTTGAATATCCAGTGGGTACGCATGATGGGGTTAAATGACAGTGTGATTCGTTTTGGGACGTTAGATATTCCTCTGAGTCGTTTTGTAAGTTGCCGATAATCATCTTCATTCATCTCCGTTGCTTCTTCGAGCCATAGGTCAGTAATTATGTCCCTGTTCTCTGGCTTTATACCTTTTATCTTCTCAACATCATCAAGCCCAACAAATAAAGCCTGTCTATTGTTTGCCGAAGGGCAGGTGATTGTCATTTCAGACTTGTTTATCTTGAAATACTTCTCAACATTCCACTCACTGATAACCGTATTGATTTCGTTATATGTCGTTGACCTGTTTGTTTTTGCTGTGTTCCTGACAATCAAGTAGTTGCGTTTACCGCCCAAGATGTCATAGACAAGGCGTTGAGCGATAAACCGGCTCTTACCGGAACTTGAACCGCCAAAGAATATCTGTGTTCGGGTCTGGTCGTTAATGTACGGAGTATAGACATCGTTAATTCTCCACAGACCCTTTATCATTCTTGCTCTCCACAAGTGTAAACTGCAGCTTCATATCACCGCCGTCTTTGCCGCCGATTTCCTGCTTGTCTGCCATTCCAAGATATTGCTTGGAAAGGAATATCCCCATAGCAACGTGACCAGACATTGCGGTTTCGTACATCTTGCGCCGCAACCTCATTTTACCACCTTCGCGACCTTTTGTATAGATATCCGCAAATTGTTCATCGTTTTGTTTCCGGCGGGTGATGGTGTCAATAGATATACCAAGCACAGCGGCAATCTCAGCATCCGAGCATTGAATGGTACAGAGTTTTTCGAGCAGGTCATAGTCAATGGTAATTTTGCGCCTGCCGGGAGGTTTTTTTTTCTCGCTCATTCCAGCCCCAACATTTCAATAAGTTTTTCCTGAACACCATCCCGTGAATATAAATCAAGCAGATTGGAGCATTGCGGATACTCAGTGCGGATAAGGTGATGAAGCTGTATAACCGTCTTTGCCCTGATGTCTGCTGCTGTGATGTGAAGCGGGTCAGACTCAACCACCGGCTCTGCTGCTGGCGGCGTTTCCTCTACAGACTCAGCCGCTATTAACACAGGCACTTCTCTTGTTTTTTTCTCTACTGCTTTTCTTCTCTTCTGCATTGTGTCCTCCTGGGTATATGTGAAAATAAAACTAAATTATGTGGATTTGTCAAGTATTATTTATTTTCCTATCATTTCACCAACTGCCAGACACCACAATGGCAACAGTGGGAACAAAACCCTCGCCCATAAATATGATCCCTGGATGACAAACAGCAACAGCGACACTACCGTGATGATTAGAACCCACCAGAACAGCCGTGTCCTACGTCTCAGCAGACTTAAAGCAACTAATGGTAACAATAGCCACCTATAAGAAATAAACGCTACAATAGCTTCAGGGATACCTTCCGTAAGTATCCTCATTCTCGATGCGTGATCTTGTGTTTGTGGGTCTGCCAGCATGGATGATAGCACTGGCATATATAACAGTCCGGCAAGAGCAATACCGATAGAAAGCCAGAGAGCCGACCGGTACTCACCATAAACCAGACAGACAACTATCAGCCCCACAACGTATGCCCCGTTACTGGGGATTGTGTAAATAAAGAGTGCGGTTAGGATGGTTATGAGGAATGGTTTCATAGCGCAAGCCTCGTTTGTGCAAGTTCGGCATCGATACGCTTCTGTCCAGCGATGCAATATTTCTCTTCCTGTTCCATACATATCCAGTTTCTATTTGTCTTAATGCAAGCGATTGCAGTCGTCATGCTACCTGCACAGTTGTCAAGCACGGTGTTATTTTCGTTGGTATAGGTGCGAATGAGATACTCGAACAGGGCAACTGGCTTTTGCGTGGGATGGATACCTCTTTCTGTATTTATTCTTAAAATTGTTTTTGGGAATCTATCTCCATTATTTATGGTTATATTGTTTTCTAATCTATTTAAATGTGGCATATTCCCTTTTCCTGTTTTCGCTATATATGGTTTACCTTTTTCTTTTTGTAAATTGATTTTTTTATCTTCTTTGATATATTCCTTTTGTAAATCAATATATTCTATAAATCCAAACCATTCTCTTATATTGAATACTTCCTCAATTTTCCTATACGTTTTTAGAGTGCATAAACTCCATTGTGGACCAAATGGTTCAAAAAAATGTTGACTACTTCCATCTCCAATACTTTCAATCATCTTTTTTCTTGTATATTTTATGTGTTCTCTTAATTTAAGAGCATATGCCCTTAATTCTTTAAATGTCGTCAAGTCTTTTGTTATCTCTTTACTGCCTTTTTGAAAAATCAATATATTTTCGTGAGATTTCATCGGTTGTTTATTAGCCAATAATGGGTTACTCCCCATTTCCTTTTCCCATATCCACTCATATCTAAACATTTCTTGATTACTCATAACAAGTTTGCTTGTGAATGGTTGACTTGCCGTTAGCACTATTGCCCCATTATCCTTGATTATCCGCTTGTACTGTTTCCAAAGCGGTTCAAAAGGAATGATAGTATCCCATTTGCAGGCGGTAGTTCCGTAGGGCAGATCGCACAAGATCATATCGATAGACTTGTCTGCAATCTTTGGCATCAGTTCTAAGCAGTCGCCACAGTACACTTTATTTATCTCAAGCATCCTTCCTCCAAACTAAATAAAACAGTGCCACCATCAAAAGCATCGACAACCCGTAACCTCGAATGCCTACCGAATAATAATAGAAGGGTAGTGTTGTCGCAAGAAGTAGGGGAGCGAGATAATATTTCATCATCTGACACTGTCGATTTTAACAAACATTTGCATACTTGTAGTAGGCTGTGAATCACCCTGCGCAATATTGTGTTTTGCATTATATATGATCTGAGCCATCTGTTCCTCTGTAAGAGTCCCACTCTGTATAGGAGGATTACAGATAACATCCTGCTTCCCATAAACCCTATCTACTTGCTGTTCTTTACAGGCAACCAAACAAAACAGTATAAACATAGCGAATAAAAATCGTTTAACTTTCATGTCTTTAATCCTTTCTGAATTTCCATACAAGCCATAATGTTCCTATTGGAAAGATCAGTTGCGGTATTCTTATTATCCATGGGTTCCTCAATAAGGTTTCAATATCATGTACACCAAGTACTCGAAGGTATATATTATTTATAAGGCTATATATGACATGGTTATTCAGGTTCACATACTTCGTAACAACATCGACCACTGGACAGAACAGGAAGTTATCCATTGTGTGGAGTTCGTCATAGTAGAAATCCCTGTTGACCAACCTCATGGTGCAGAGAAGGAAACCTGTGAGGATGAGAAGGAACCATTTATTTTGTGTCATAAATTCCCCAATACCCACCAAACGGATCAATACGCTTCCCTCCACCATAACCAGTCAAAACCCACCGCGACCGACCGCATCTCAAACCCAGAAACTTCCCGTAGACCATAAGTGCCGCCTTGTCAACCACAAGCGGAACAATTGGGGCATTATGAGTCGCAACCCACCAGGTCAAGACCTCTCTCGGATTGTATAATTCGTAAAAATATGAATATAATAAATTGACCCTACCGCTTGTGAACGTTGCGATCTCGATGTCTTTCCGCAAGACTCTCTGTGTGTTCCATAAGCCAAAAGCAAAGCTGATGAGCAGTATGGGGACTATGAGCTTCATTTCTTTTTACCCCTTTATAACAGCAAGTGGTTTTAATTCAACGATAGGCGTAACCAAATCCACCTGTTCTTCCATAACTACAGCTATGTCTTTATATGCTCCACTAGCCTCGTCCAAGTCAGATGTATTGCGAACTGAGTGAATAATACCCATGCTATTGAGTTTATTTTGCTCATCATCAAGGTTTAACACTCTATATGCTTCTTTTCTCCCCATGCGCCTACCAGCCCCGTGGGAACACGACTGAAAACTCTCTGGAGAGTTTCATCGTTAATGAGTTCGGTAGCGGAGAACCGTAATAGAATGTTTTGAATTGGTAAAATACCATCATCACCGTGACCAGCGTCCAAATATTAACAGCGTCTTTCCTATTCACATACGCCCACATCGGGACCGCTATTAACCCCTCCATCCTCGTAAGCACCAATAGGCACATTAGAATTAATGATACCCTATCGTTGCGCTCGACCAGTGTGTAATAAACGAAAGCGCACAGCATAGCCGTGAAAAAGGTCGTCCCCATACCTTGAGTAGCCCAACCGGAAACAAGGCCGTGTAGCGATGCGACAAGGGCCATGAAGCCAGTAAGCCAGCCTTCCCCAGTTAGCTTTGCGACACTTAGGTAAACGAAGAATGCAACAAAGAACAGGGATAGCAGATTGATAACGCCGGAGACCATTTCGAGGTTGTGAAAGCCGACCTTATACGCACCTGCCAGGATAACAGTGAAGAGGAATGAACTGGCGGCATCCACACGCTCACCGAGGTTGTATGCCAGCTCTCCATGTTCGGCAAGGTTAACGGCATAGCGCATTGTGATATATGAGTCATCGTAGAAGTTATGGTAGACCGCTCCGGTGTTCCAGTAGATTGCAACCGTGACTATGACTGCTATGATTCCGATTATGATTGCTTTTCTCATACTAACCCTTCCCTTCCATCATTCATGTAAGCCCTCACGAACTCTTCCGCTTGCGGCGCGACAATTGCATTACCAAAGCCGCGCAGTCGTCCCACACGGTTGGGAGTCCCATCAACCAACGGGAATGTGCCGGATTCAACTGCCCTCGCTTTGTTGTCTCGGCAGGGGAGCCATTCGCAGTCTCGCCAGAATCCGTTAGTTGGACCTGGAATACCTGATCCTCTAACCGTGATTTCCCGTCCATCGCTCTGTCCGGATTCCCTGTCGAGTGACCCGAACTCACGCTCCGTGGTGTTGCCCATGTTGCTACATTCGCCAGATTTGGCGTGAAGTCTTCCCGTTGCTGTGGACTGTTCTTGTTTGCCAGTGGGGATAGCCACGGAGCCAGGGTCACTTGTTGGAATAATGGAATCCCCGTGTCGTGAGGTCTTGGTGGTTTTCCTCCCCTGCTCCCGTCCTGTGCCGTTGGACTGACCCATCCAGTACAGCCTTTGCCTGATGTGCGGCGCACCGAAGCCCGCAGCGCAGGTATCAACCGCCCCGAAGGCGTAACCCTCTCCTTCCATGTCAGTTTGTACAAGGTCGAGCCAAGTGAGGCCGTCCTTGCTTGCAACCTGTTCGCCAAACACCGTGACAGGTCTGACATTACGAATAAGGTGATGGAAGGCTGGCCATAGGTGCCGCTCATCAGAGAACCCTCCGCTTTTGCCTGCCGCGCTGAAAGGCTGACATGGACAACTTCCTGTCCAAACTGGTCTGTCTCCCCATCCTGCTTGTTTGAGCGCATAAGCCCAGACTCCGATTCCCGCAAAGAAATGGCACTGGTCGTATTGTTCGAGTTCTTTTGGTTTAACATCTTCAATGCTCCTGTCGTCAATTATACCTTCCGGGATAGCCCCGGCTTCCATTAATTCCCGCAACCACTTAACGCAGAATGGGTCAATCTCGTTGTAGTAAACTTTCATTGGGTTTTCCCCAACTCATGCTCGTGGATCACCTCAATGCCATAATCATGAGCATGTTCTACTTCAGCATGCATGCCACCTGACCAACGTCCAGTCTTAATACATATAGCATCGCACCGGGCAAGTATTCTTAGATCACCCTTGAGGAATGTTTCTTCTTTAATCCCCGTCTTGGTAGAGAACAGCGCCGAGTTGAGATGTGGACAGATCGCAATATGTCCAGCCTTCCAGACCTTAATTGCCAGTTTCCGGGCTTTCCAGATGTTGCGGATGATACCGAAGATGTTAGATGAACGATACGGTGCGCAGATAAATATTAGTTTCATTCCCCGTCCTTGTCTTTAAGCAACAGTTCAATTTTATCGGCGATGTCTTTAGTGTATTTGGGAACAACACAGCCTTCCTGACAACTTCTTAGAACCTTAAGTGATGCGTTTAACATTTCCCGAAAGCTATCGTAATTATTAACTGCCTTAACGATAAATTGTGCGTTCGCAACAGCCGTCTCATCGTTTACGGAACCATATTCAATCATATCCATAAACGCTTCTGCCTTTAAATCCAGTGATGTGCCAACAAGCTTTATTGATGCAAATCTGTCTCCCCACTTACCTGCAATAACATCTACAACAGGATGGTCGGATGGAACAGACCATATCATTTTGCACTGACATTCTCCGTCATGGCAAGCACCCCACGGTGTTGGCGAATGTTTCATTTTCTCATTCATTGTGCGTCCTCCGGGAACTCAACCCTCGATGGTTGTGCTTGCCTTTAATATATCAAGAGATAAATTAAGCCACTTATCTTTTATCTCCTTCTTAACATCTTCGTCAATCTGCTCCCACTCTTGCCTCAGACCTCTTCTGTCGGTGAAATCTTTAAGGATAGCTTCTACTATTTTATAAGCTGTAAAATGGTTATTATTACTCATTGGACATCCTCCGGGTAAAATTACAGTTCCATCCTAATTTGAGCAAGTTTAGCATCGTTTATCTTTTCTGCTCTTCCCATGTCATAATTTTTAATCCACCAGTTCCATACATCCTCTGGCGTTTCCCACGAGCACTCTTTGCCTGTATCTTTACGCCTTTTAATCATTTTGCCAAATGAGTTCATGTATGCTTTATAATATTTTGGGTATCGAATGGCATCAATACATTTCTGTAAAGGTGTTTTTTTTGCGCACATAATACAGCCAATCCGCCTATACCCTTCATCGTAAAGCTGACAGTGTGATATTCCACGACTATTTAAGTATCCCCACACATCTGATTCAGTCCAATCCAATATAGGGCACAAGAATGTTTTACCAAGACTCTGGCAATGAGAAATCAATATTCTATTCGCTCTGTTCCGGCTCTCGCCTGTCCTTATTCCGGTAACTACTATCCTGCCTATTCCGCCCTGCTCTTTTAACTCTTCACAACAATATGGCATTTGGCTCGTGGGAGGGGCGCCATGAGCAACAATTAACTGAAACATTGACATTTTAGGTCTGTGCCATTCCACATCAGGATAGTTTTCTTTTATAAATTTCAGCACTTCCGGTGGGTCAACTGTCGTAAAGTTAAAATGGCTATCAAACTTTACCCCTGCCTCTTTTGCAAGATGGTATATGGCTTGGCTGTCTTTGCCACCTGAGAAAGCAAGATATAAGCCTTCTGGCGGTTCAAACATTTGCAGCCGTTCAATGGCAATTTTAACTTTCTGTTTCATTTTTCTTCCTCCGGGAACTCAACCCTCGATGGTTGTGCTGGAATGACCACAGCGTCAATGGTTCTGGTTAACACTATTTGTCCATCAATAACCTCGTAGACATCACGCCAAATTTTATAAGGGGCAAGTTGTGTGCGAAATGCCAAGTTACTTGATTCCCGATACTGGACAATGAAAGTATTTTTATCTGTAAGCCAAGCACGTTCAATAGTAGCACCAAACCATCCTGTTGTGGTGTATTCAAGCGTTTGATACTTAACCTTCGGTGTTTCGACTTGTGAATAAACAACAGCAGCGAACAATACCAGTAAAAGAAGTATTAACTTTTTCATTTCTCTTCCTCCAAAACCTTAACTCTATAAAATTTACGGTTTGCGAACAGCCTCGCACCACAATACGGACACTTCTTTCCACCTGTCACTATTTGGCAGTCACAGTTCCAGCACCACGCCTTATATCGCTTGAATCGCCCCTTCATTTCCCTTCCTCCTTTAGTTTTCTCAAGCAGATTTCTTTCCCATCAACAACTCCTATCGCGGGAGAGTGTGCTTCTTCATGCGGACAGGATTCTTCATTGCACGGGAACGCACCACCAACTTCAGGAATGGTTATTGCCCCAATAGTTATTTTTCCGCAGGTTCCGAAGCAAAACTTAGTAATCAATTCCTGCTGTACAGATGGTATTACTCCGAATATCATTCCACTTTCCTCCTGTAATCACTAAAACAGAACTTCCATTCCGGCGTTGATATCCGGCTTGCGATCCGTGCGTCCATATTGTCCTGTATCTTCCCCAGGGTGAGGTTAGATGTGATGATCGTGGGCTTGTTGTTCGAATACCGTGAGTTGATGATTTCCCCTAATATCATCACCGCATATTCGGTGGGCTTCTCGGTTCCCAGGTCGTCCAACACGAGGAATTTGTAGTATTCATATTTCCATATTATCTCCCCCACTGTTTCATCGCTCCGCTGGAACGTGTCCTGAAGCTCAAGCAGTAGTTCTGCGGACCTCTTAAAATGAACCGGGCTTGTGCCGTTCACCATGACCTCCCTGAGTATCCCAACAGCAAGATGCGTTTTCCCTGTCCCGACCTTCCCTGAGAATAAGACAACGCCCCTGGGGTCTTTTGCATACTTCTTGGCGCTGTTTTTGAAGTCAGCGGTCTTGTGTGTCACTGTGTTCTGCCGAGGCTTGAAATTGTCGATTGTAGCGTCCCTGAGTATCTCTGGTACTCCAGCAAGTTGCATATCCAAGTCGCAAACGGTACGTATTCTGCTCTGTGTTTTTCTTCTCTTTTCTTCGCATTCGATTCCGCTACACCACCACCGGAATTTAAGCCCGTGGTCGTAACCTTCACTGACACTTGCAGATTCTTCCATTGTCCGCCCACATAGACATACCGGTGTATCGTCTTTATCGAGGTAGTGTTCGCATTTGTGGGTATATGGGGTTTCACCTTTCTCGTCGATAATCACGCCCTGCTTGATGTGGATGTCATTGTTCATTGTCCTCCCTCCCCGATTTCTCTACGAGCCTGTTTAATTGCCTCCTTGACCGTTAATACAGCAATGAGCCTGATTCCTTCAAATCTTTCCCATACATCTTTGTCCATTATATCAAATGCCCTCTTCCTCACCTCAAGCTCTTTCGCCGCCTCCATCGCAAGGGATTCTGCGGTATGTTCACCACTTGTAGGCAAACCATCCACAGTTGGGTATTCTAAAGCATCAGAGAGAATCTTCCAAACGGTATACTCTTGTTTAACGCAGATGTCTTTGAGTCTCTTACTCTCTTCCGCTTGCTCAAGGTAAGCTGTGTGTACAATAGATACGCTTTCTTGCCCTTTAATACTTTCTTTTCTGCATGGATATTTCATATTATAGTTAATATCGTCTATCGCTTCCATGATCTTCTCTTTCTCAATCATCTTCTCCCTCAACTTCGTCTCCTGTGAATGCTTCTCCAAAATTATCACCATGCCCGTATTCGGAACGCTCTGATTTTTTAGGCTTTGTGAACCCTTCCGGGCTTTCGTTTAGATACGTGTCAAACCTATCACGGTTGAATAGCGTCTCTGGTCTGTATAGGTTCGGTTGCTCCTGGAAATGTGGATCACATAGCTTCGTTGTGATGATTTGCGAAAACTGCTCTTTTAACCTCCCTTCGTTCAGCCTGTCCATGATTGTGTTAATGCCAACTGTGTAAATGTCTAAGAAATTCTTACCGCAGCGCTCGTTAATCTCATGGAGTATTTCCAGAGCAATTGTTTTGTTTTTCTGATATTCAGGGTGATGATATTCGTTCATTCCCGCCCTCGGTTTTTGGGCTGGGGGGTTAGGGGGGGTATTTATCTTTTCTCCTTCTCCTTCTCCTTCTATAGCGGTAGGTGCTACAGAGACCCTCTGTAGGTCTTTGCTCTTTTTTCTGCCAGTCCAATTAGATGCAAGGTTAATAAACTTCGGTACTTGTATTAATATGGACGCTCCATCATCACGCCAGAGAAAACGGGGTTCCGATATTTCTTTTGAAAAGAAGTGCAATAGAAGTTCAACTTTAGTCCATCTCTTACGCAACTTCCGTTGTAGAAAAGCCTTACTAATCCTCATATATCCATCACCATCCAAGTGGTTAAATTCCTGCCCGTAGATGTCAAGAATGATGAAAAAACCACTATACCCGAAATCACCAAACTTATCCATTGCGTCTGAAATATCAGGGTCATTATGTGAGCCAGTCATGTGCTTGTACCACTCCATATTTTTGCCTTTTCAACATAAAAAATAGGGCGAGAGTATTTCAGCAACCGCATAACTGGTTGTCGCGTCCTCACGGAATCGCGAATACTCTCGCCCAAAGCTCATGTAATAAAAAAATCGCTACCGGGCGATTACCGGTCATGCTTTTCTGAATTCTGTTACTTCTATAACTATAATACACCAGTCTTTATTTGTCAAGTGATTTTTCCCCTATATCCCCATTCTCGGTTTACGTGCCTTTGCGACCTTCTTCTGCATCTCAATTTTGCCGAGTGAGTTGTACTTGCTCTGTAGCTGCCTTACCTGTGCTTCAAGGGCTTCGATGCGCTCCTGAACCGTTGGCTCTACAAATATCGAATCGGGTGTAGACAGAGCAATCGTTTCAACCTCTTCCTTGTCTGCCGGCACGACAACCTCAACGACATCCGGAGCGATCCGATCCCCCACACAATCAGCAAACAAAGCCGCTCCTGCCACAAAAACAACCGTAACGACTATTACAACTGCAGCCTCAAATATGCCTGCCTTCATCTTGATGTCTCCATTTCTTCTCTGTCATATTTCGACAGGCTGGTATGAGCGATATTGTCCTGTTTGTCCCTCGCCGTTTTGTATGCTTTTTTCAATGTCATGCCCTGCGATCGATAATGAAGCGTTTGCAGGAACAGGGCGAGGTTACAATGCGAGCAAGTGTTGTCTCGTCCCAGGCATTTCTCCCCGATAAGGTTTGCAGCCTTACCTTGGGGCGTTGTTGCGTGAGGGTCTATACAGGGTTTATTTAGGCTGGTTATGCTCATAAGGTAGGCTCTCCATTCTTCCTATCATAGATTGCTTCATACTCTTTTTTGGACTTTGGCATCTCATAGCTTCTTACTGTAACGCTCCACCGTGGTTTTTCATCATAGAATTTGTTGATTTCGCAACATACTATCTGTGAATCATCGTGCCAGTACCCTGCCTGGGTCATGCAATCCAGCAGATTTTTGACATAATTGTCAGCGTCGGGCTTTCCTGTTGGTCGTATATAACGGCCCATTGCGGCCTCCCAAAACCACGTAGGCTTAGACACTGGTATCGGCAGGTAAACATCAATATAAATCATCACACAGCCATCCAGCGGAACCTTTGGGGCGTACTGGCATATTATCTGCATTAGTTGCTCTTCATTCCGCCGTTGTTTCGGATCCTTATATGTCATTGTAAATGACTTTCCGCCCTTCGTGATTGCCCGGGACCTTGCCCGCATCTGCGGTGTTGGTATTATCGGGATGGTGAAGTTGATTTCCATGTTATCCTTCCTTTTAGTTTACAGAGGCGCTCGTACCAAATTCAGCGGGTTTTCCCCACACGAACGCCTCTGCTGTCGGAATATCCGACGTTATTCTTTCGCCTTTTTAACCCGCTTGAAGTTGCGTTGTTTCCGGGGTTTCGCTTCTTTCACTGCCCTGCGGTTCCGAAGACGTTGCGCTCGCTCTCGTTCCCCGCCGTGGATCATGTCTCGGTGTTCGTCGTAGTCATCATAGTCGTTCATGGTATTATTTGTCCTTCCTTGGGTCAAAGCCGGGGTCTGGTCGGATTTCTTCGTAGAGGTAGACAGCTCCAGCGCTAAACACATGGCCGTTCTCGTGGAAGTGTTCATCTTCATCCGGGCCGGTAGCCGTTTCAGGGTGTTCCATGATAGGCACTGGTGGCTTCTCTTTTTCTGGATCCGCTTTGGCTGTTTTCTTTTTGGACTTTTCCGGCGTGGTGTTCAGTGTCATTTCATCGGAAGGGCGTTCCTCGGTCAGCGGTGTCTCTATCGCAGGAAATACGTCGCTGGCTGACAGTTCACCGCTTTTCATGGCCTTGTAGATTGATCTGAGGTCAATAATCTTGTCAAGATTCCACTTCGCCGAATCCTCTTCCCCCATGTACTCGCTGAGTTGCTCAATGGTGATTTTGAAATCGTCCTTGAATGCTTTGATTACAGCCTGTTTCTTCTCGGCTATTTTGTCAGGTGTCCACTTTGCCCGTTCGCACTTGTGAGCGTATTCTATTGCGTTGACCACCAGGGCGGATGGTATTGCGCCCTTAATGACATTTCGAATCGCCTTGCTTTGTCCCAGCTGGAATGTCAGGTCTTCGGCTCTTTCTGAATCCTTCATACCGATGTTTTGACCCTTGCGCTGCTTGAATGCTCTGCTGAAAGTGAAGCCAGTTTCGAGGTCGAGGAAAACAGGCTTGAAAATGTGATGAGTGTAGGTTTCTTCTACTGTCAAATCAATAGCACAGTTACCGTAGTTCCTCGCTATGGACATTGCCAGGCCGATTGTCATGCCTTCGACGTGTTTCTTGCCGCCGCCCTTCTTGGTATTGACATCCCACCCGTAGAATGCTCCGAGGGGATCGAGCTCGACCTCTGACTTTACACGTTCCAAAACTTCCCCAAGCTTCCGGGACTTGATAACGCTGACAGCGGTCACATAGGTTGACTGCTGTCTTTGGACGGTAGAACCACCCTGAACCAGGTCAAGCATACTGTCCTGCTGTTTATCGGGTACTACAACACCTTCAAAATCTTTCATTGCTTCTCCTTATGGGTTGACTGTTATTTGGCTATAATTTAGTGATTGGACGGTCGGCTGGTGGTTCCTTGTCTTTGTCTCCCTCTATATCCTCAGGGAAAACACACCGTTCAATGTCCCTGACATAGAGACTGACGGGGATTTGTTTTGGTGTATATTCAGGGTTCGTCCCGTCATACCCTGCCTTGCAATGTGCGGTCTGGTAAGTCCTGCCGATAATCGCAACCATTCTTTCCCGGTCAATTCTGTCGGTGAATTCAAAACACTCGTCTCCGATGTCGATTCCGTAAAGTTTCATGCTTCCTCATTTCTTCGGTGTGAATTTGTGACCACATTTAGGGCACGTTACTTGTGCATCAAGTTTTGCCTGAAGTTCCTCACGTTCTCGGCGTTCCTTTTCGAGCTTGGCTTCTGCGATCTCCCTTAACGACCGAGCCATTTCCTCTGCTTCCTCCCTTTCCTTCCGAGCCTTTTCCTCTATTGCCCGTTTCTCGGAATCAGCCTTTTCCTGTGCTTCCCTTGACGCTTTCTCTGACGCTTCCCGCTCCTTCGTTGCCTTTTCCTCCAGCTCCCTTTCCTTTTCGGCGTTGCGGCGTTTTTCTTCCAGTATCAAAGCTGTCGCTTTCTGCTTTTCTGCTGCCGCTTCCTTGTCTCTCGCCGCGGCTTCCTTTCTCAGCCGTTCGTTGTCCTCTTCCAGTTTCGCCTTCCTTTCCCCCTCGATGCGTGATAGCTCAAGGTCTTCCTCGTTCATCCGGCGGATCATTTCTCTCTGCCTGGCATCGAGGGCAGCCTTCCTCTTTATCTCGACAAATTTCGCCTGTTTTTCCAGGTAGTCCTCAACAGGCTGGACAAGGCCGGTGAGCGTTTTCGCCAAACCGTCAATGACACGACATTCGTTAAGAGGGTCTTTTTTCATTTGAACGCGCGATTTCTCGAGGCCGGTGCGAATCTTCTTTAATATCTTGTATCCTTTTTCGGCTTGTTCTATGTCATCGACCTGTGTTTCGTCGGTGACAATGATTTCTTTCGCTTTCTGCTCCCACTCAGCCACATCTGCGAAGGCCTCTTGAAATTCGGCGAGGATGAACTGCGCCCTGCTGCGATCTAATCCGCTTTCGCTGAGTATTACGACAAGTTTATTTTGTTCTTGATCCATGTTTATACCTTTCCTTTGGGTAAGTCTTTGTATTCGATTTTTCTGATGCGAGCGAGCAGGGCAACGGAGGCTTCGTGAAACTTGCCATAGCTATCATCCATGTATGCATCATCGCAAGCACCCCATTCATCCGCGCAATCAGTGTAGTCATGGAGAGGGCAGAGCGAACAACTTTTTGCGAAAAAGACCCTGCAAAACGAACACTCATGCGCTCCTACCCTCAACCACCAATCCTGATAGGTGAATTTGTCTTGTGTAACGCCATCCTCCCATTTCTTGATTGCCTCTTGCTTTACTTTTTCCCATTCCGCGACTGTTATCATGTTTCACCCTACTTTCGTAAAGACATCGCCGTTTTTGTATAAGAACGTGCTTCCCATTTTTATCAACTTCCTCATAATGCCCTTGTCGGTGCAGACGTACCATGTGCCGTCCCTGTGCATGACCGGTTTTCCTGTGTTTTTAACCTCTTCCTTAATTATGTAAGCTGGTGACATTTCACCCCCTGTAAAAAGCTATGAGTATCAGGAACACTGCCACCATAACACTGATGATAGCGAACGCAAGGAACTTTAAATCTTTGACCATTTCGGTGATTATGTCACGCCGTCTCATTTTTTTACCCTTTCCTAAATCGACATAACGTGTGAGGCGATCACCTTAAAATCGGGATCGCTGAATGTTTCGTGCTGTTCGGTGATGACCTGTGATCCTGGGGACGTGTAGCGCTTCGGGTTGTAGTTGATCGAGAACATGACCTTGCCATACTTGGCCGTCAGAAAAACCATAAACACAAGATTGCGGATCGGCCTCATTGTGTCATCCTCAGTATTAGCTGATACTCGAATATTAACGCCGGTGTGTGTTTAAGCGGGCGCTTATTCACTGTGTGATTTCCGAATTGTGGCTTCCGGTAGTCACGGAGCCTTGCGCTTATTGACTGAGTGTGAATCCCCGTGATAGCTGCAAGTTGATCGATGGTGCGCCATTTGCCATCTGTCATGATGTCGAATATTTCTTTTAGCTGACCTTCGAAGTGGTCAACAACGTCAAACATAAACCCGCGAAAATAAACTTGCTCTTGCTTTTGCATGAGTTCACCCTATGGTCGAAAGGATTTCGTCCTTGTGAGCTTGATAATAACGCTCAAGCTGAAAGAGAGTCGTTTCATTCGGCGTGGTCTTGCCAGTCAACACATTGTAAATTGTCACCCTGCAAACCTTTGTCTCTCTGAGACGTGCTGCGAAGAGTTTCCAAGTATCTCTTTTGTGAAGCCTGTACAACCTGAGAATGTCAATTGTGTTGTCCATATTTCCCTCCTGTGGTTGGTTAATCCTTTTTGAGATTGTTGTTTACCATATAGCCATCTAATACATCCCATGCGTCATTAATAATCTTACCACCAATGATTTTACCATCCTTGTATGGTGGCATATCACAGAATTCGGTGGAGTGGTCAATTAATGTTGGGTCGGTTTTGAGTAAATGCCACCATATTCTTGCTTCATCGGCACTCTCTATTGTGTGAATTATTGAGAACGGTGTAAATTTTGATTGTTTGCCTTGGATACTTGTTTTCATTTTCTTCTCCTGGTTGGTGTGTGTTGTCATCTACAGTACAATAAAACCAATTCATTTAGTTATGTCAAGCTTTATTTTACATATTTACAAAATAAAAATCCCCCCGCTTTTACACGGAGGGATCTGTCAATGAAGTATCGTTTTTACCTGCTTATTCTTTCTTCGGAAGCCATTTTTGCGGTATAATGGCAATTATGGATGTGACGGCTATTGTCATTTTCCCAAATATCCCGTTCCATTCTTCCTGGGTCAGTTCTTTGCCGCCCTCGCTCTTCGGCTTTTTAGCCTCGGCGTATTCATAATAAACAGCAATCAACGCCATGAGAGGGGCTTTGAATGCAAAGAACTTCTTGCCGAATATCCCTGCGATAATAGCAAACAGGACAGAGACGAGTCCGCTGACAGTGTAATCTTTCACCGCATCAATCCATCCTGCATGAGCGAGAGCAACCGTCCCGAACAGCATAATAGCCACAACAAACATAATATTAAACGGATTAGGAAAGCGTTTCATTGGATACCTCCTATGGTTAATGTGACCGCAACGATTACTCTAAATAAATGTATCATAAATACAGGCGATTTGCCTAAATCAATGCCAAGCCCTAAGAAATTTTCGCTTTTCGGGATACACGTTCCATAACGTGCGTAGGAGTACCATAATTCGAATATCTCCCATGAGGCGATACTTATCCCGCCTAAGAAGATGATACCTGGCCAGTGAAGCCACAGCAAAGCCCCAAGCACACCAGCCATGAATTCAGTTCCTGCCGAAAACAAATGGTAGTGCTTGAACCAGTCGTGAGATCGTACCCCGAATTCTATTCTCGAACATTGCAGAAAAACAGGATAAAATGTCATCTCGTCGTCAGGCTTAATAAATGTCATCCCTTCACGGATCCCCCGCAAGGATGAAAATAGAATGGCAATGAGTATTATAAGGATATTCATATCTACACTCCGCGTAATGGTTGTGGATACTGCGGAGTTAGATCAACTTCTCTTATATTTAAATTGAACTCAGTCACATTTCGCATGATAGTTAAGAAATCGCCAAATGTCTTTCCCGAATTTAAAACCGCTCGCTGATCCCGAAGTTTCCCATAAGAGGATGCGGTCAGAATGCATCCATGTGTATCACCAATATAATTGCCAGGATGGAATAATACATTGGTCCGTCCAATAATTCCTGTGATTAAAAACGTTTCTGTCCACTTGCCACCAGTGATTCGTGATACCAGGGCAGATTTAACACGCTTGCAGGTATATTCTCCGGCTGGTATCGATGAAATATTCTGCGCATTCCCACGCCAGGGTAATTCGAGCGTAACACAGTATGACTTTCCATCGAGCAAGAGAACACCAAAGGTTCCCTCAGTTCCCACTTCAACGCGAATAATTTCAGCCTTCATGCTCTCTACGCCTCCTTTTTTTTTAAGGCTCCATTCATGCTGGTTTCAACCCTGTCAAGGCGATGACCGACATCTATGTGGGTTGCTTTGCAGGTATCTCTGTAGACCACCGTAGATTCCATTTTGTTAAGTCTTTCATCATGTCCGGCGATCTTCGTTCCGAAAACGCCCTTAACATACATGGCATTCCCGATAAAAGCAACAACCGTGACTCCCATCTGTAGGTACATCAGCATTTCGTGGCCCATCTTTACAGCCCTCCGGTTTAATGTTATCGTCTATTTTTTCTTAGGACAAGGTATACCTTTTTGCTGACGCTTGCCTACATTGCCGCTGTTTTGACGTTGGGCGCTTCTGTTTGCTGGTCCTGTTCTATCACGTTTGCCTGGTACTGTCTTACCCATAGTGGTTCTCCTGTTGTTAGATTTTTTCAACACACCTTCATTCCAGTTCGTATATGGTGGATTGAAATTATTGAGTATAGCAGTTTTATAGTTATCCCCCAAGGGGAAATATAGAACCTTTTTGTTTGTAATAACGATGATCTTGTCCTCGGTTTCCGCTACTGCTATTAGATGCCACGAATCATCTCGATAGATGCTGACCAGTCGGGCCGGAACTCCGATACATTCCAAAGCCCACTTGCCGAGGACTGCCGAGAATTGACAGTTGCCGGTTAGTTTCTTCAGAAACACCGTTTCGATGCTCGGTGTATAATTCCAGATAAAGGTTTGAGGCTCATATACGAATCTCTTCATCAACCGTGAAACATCCCAGATTGTATGTAGGTTGACTTTAACTGAATCCATCTGAGCCATAGCGAGTTGCGTTTGTTCTTTGTCATACGACCAGCCAACAATGTCATTGGCACAGCCAGTGGATACAAGGAGAAGCAATAGCAGACCTGTTTTAATTCTCACGGTGTGCCACCTCCTGCGACAAACAGGGCAAGATAAATCACGGTGTGCCTCACTTAGCATTCCTATACACCGATTCCTCCGGCGTGGTGATAGCGGGAGAAATGGGAATGACTTGGCGAAGAGTAAAAGTTGCAATTACAATTGTGGAAGCCCCAAAGGTTCGTATATATAGATTACCGTTAGATGTTGCTGATGGAGTAAAATCAAATGTAGTGGCAAACGGACTACCGGAAGACGAATAAATGATTTCTCCACCAGATGTAGAATCATATATAATAATATCATTGGAAGTACGAGTTCCAGAAATTGTCATACGATATGTATAACCTTTTGGTATTAAACCACCTTTATATATACCACCAGTTGATGCTACCTCGAAAGTCGTGGCGTTGGTTATAGTAGCTCCAGCTTCACCCCATCCACTCGTAAAGTCCCAACCGCTCAGCACATCACTACCAAGTCCCGCCTCCGCAATTACCGGAAACAGGAGCATCAAAATCAGTATTAGCTTTTTCACGTCCTGCCTCCTATCGGTAGAAGATGTCTGAAACTTCAATCTCTTTATCTCTTGTGGCTCGGAACTCTATCCGCCACTCATAAACATTATTCTCTATAAACTCAGGCGCAACGAATGAAAAATGCTCCACAGTATTAACCGTGCCACTTGTAAACCAGTCTGAGTTCCACACTGTCGAGGTATCCACAAACAAACCTTTGCCGATAATCCTAACCGCTGTAGAGTCGAGGTGCGTTGCTGTTGACAACATATCTAAACCCACGCTATCGGGATTCGCCGGATTAAATACTCTTGAGGTTAAGAATCGAATAATCTGAGATGTGTAGCTCTCGCAATGCACCGCCTTAGCCTGCAACCTATTCCGTGGACTGGTCTCTGTCGTATCTATCACCACAGTCTGCGTTGTAAATGCGTCTGTGGAATCCTCAGCACCAAAGACGAAAGTCCTCAGAGGGATTACAACTTTGACCGTATTAGCCGTCTTGAACGTATCAGCCAGTACGATGGTAGCAGTAAGTTGAGGAATAGTCGTCCTGTCCAGATAGGCGGTGGTTGAATCCTCGGCAGCATCCTTAGCTAACTTCTCTGACAGCCTATCACTAAGACCTGCAACGTCACCAATAGCCATACTGTTTGCAGCCGCCAGGGCTGAATCTATTGCGGATAGGGTTGCGAGAGAGCCAAGCTCAAGAGATGATCTTCCCGTTGCAGCGGTTAATCCTGTAGCTCCACCATCCCATTTCAAGCGATCCGTAAATGCTGTATTCCAGTTTGCCGAGTCAGCAGCGACCCTATCATGAGCAGCTTCCCAATCAGTCGAACCGTCTGTGAGGATTGAGTAAGTTCCTGACCCATCAGTTTTCATTATGCCTGCTGACCCAAAGTCAACATCGAATAAGGCTTCTGACAGCCTATCACTAAGTCCCGCTATGTCATCGGAAGAAAGCGCATTATTTGTTATCTTAGATGAATCCGCTCTCGCCAATGCCGCATCGGTTGAGTCTGGAACATCAGCTCTTAATGTATACTGCGTATGATCGTCTCCCGTTGTCAATCCAGAAAGGTCGCTATGAGCAGTTACACCTGCTGTTGAGAATGTAGTATTAACTATATCCTGAATTGAATAAGCAGTTGCATCACCACGCTGTACAATAATCTTGCTGACAATAAAATAGAAGTTGTCAATTCTGTCCGGCAATGAAGGCATTTGGCTTGCAAGTGCTTGTGCCAATGTGTAATCACCTGTGCCGAGCATAATATCAATTTCATCATCAGCATAACTTCTAAATATCCAATTAACAGCATACCTATTCGGAGTCAAAGTTACTAAGGCTGTACCATTATCATAACGCATATTTTCGTATGTTGTAATGGTTGAGTCTGACCATACACCAGCGATATGATAGACAAGGTCTGATTCTATACCGCCTCCACCTTGAGCGGCAGCATCCAGATTCTTAATATTAACACCATGAAACACTACTCCAGAGGCAATATTAACGACATTCGTTGCTGTCTCGGTAGTAGCAAATCCGCTCTTACGTTCAAAGTTCCTTAATGCAAGGACTCTTTTTGTACCTCTAATTGCTGTGGATAACCCCATTGCATTATTACCTATTTGATATTCTATATCCGCAGCGCCCATGAGAACTTTCGCAACAGGAATATTCATAGAATAATCAAGAGTATCCTGAAATGCAGTCCCGGCATAAATAGGAGAACCACCGTTATATGAAACATATATGTAATTGAGGGAACTGGCGGTCAGGGCAAGAGTAGCATTTGCAGGTACGGTATGCTTATATAGTTTGCTCCCCGTCCAGTCCTTCGTTGCTCGGATCAAAACATCCACAGAGGCAATGGATACAGCAACTCCGGCAGCATCGATAATCGTTGGCTCTGAAAGCGTACCCTCGTTGTAATTGACGTTGCTGGCAAAAACTTCCTTTGTAACTGTAAGATCTCCATTGAGGGTTAAACCCTGTCCAGCCGTACTATTCTTTACACCAGCGAATGTACCATACATGAGAGAATACGCTTTATCTCCAGCGATATTATCTTGAAGTATGTTACCTATATAGAAGGCATCCGAGCCAGTTTCATAATATCCGGCATTTGAGCCCACTGCAATATTTCTATCTCCTGTAGAATTGTAATATAAAGTGTTTGGACCGAAACCTACATTGTAATCGCCGGAGGTATTCGTAATTAAGGACCAGAAACCATAAGCAGCATTCTGACTACCTCCTACATTGTTCTTTAAGGCTTGGTAGCCAACTCCAGTATTCTGGTTACTTGTATTATTGGTTAAAGCTTCATCTCCAATAGCTACATTTGAGATACCG